TTTACCTATACCTATAGATTTCGTAGAACCGGTAGAGGAATGACCAGCACCCTGACCTATCCATACAGCACTTTCACCCGCCCCATCGTAACCAGCTTGATAGCCTAATGCAACCGCATAATCTTCGCCTAAAGTTCTACCCGCCTGATAACCTATAACGGTGGCATAACTACCAATCCCAGAACCAACTTGATAACCTATGCCCACAAATCCTATTTCGTAAGCGTGTAGTGCCGACTCGTAACCTATTGCTACGGACTCATGTCTCATTTTATTACCGGCAGAATAACCTACCGCAACACTATTATAAACAGCATTGGATGCGTCAGAAACTATAGGACCAGCTTTTGCTCCAATGTGAACATTGTGCTGACCTGTTTTATTTATTGTGGAAGACTCAGCACCTATGATAACACTATCACTACCAGTAGTTATACCACTACCAGCGCCATAACCTATAAGTATATTATTGCTATTTGTGGGACCAGTTAGATCACCTATAGACAAAGACTTATTAGTAATGTTTAAATCAAACACACTATTTTGAACAGGAGTACCGCTAAGATTTACATCTGTAAGCTCTACTAGTTTAGCATCTTTTATTACAGTCCCATTACTAAAAACAAGACCAGAGGAAGGAACTGTAAACTCATCGCTCTCACTAGCGAAAAAAGCTTTAGCTGCTGGATACGTTATGAATACAACACCACTTCCACCAAGACTTATTTTATTGCCTGAATTAGAACTAGATAGTACAGTTGTTCTTTCTAAGTTGTTTGATCCGTAAGTACCTATACCAACTTCAAACTTATCATTTTCTTCTAAGGAGTAGTAGGTAGTATCTCCACTAGCCAAAACCGCGCTAAATCTTTGAAATCCCGCCGGAGCGCCGGTTAGAGATAAACCACCAACGCCCGTGCTAGATGTATTTTCCCTAACTCTATCGCCTATTTTTAATGCCATCTAGACATACCTCCAATATAAATGTTGATGTTTTAGTTAGGGTCTGTAATATCTGGAGGCGTTGGTTGAGGCACATTTTCTCTTTCTATTTTAAGCTCATAGGCAACAGTATTTTGCATTAGAAAGTCTCTTGTTTTTCTATTAGCGAATTGAGACTCAGATTCAGGATTATCAATAAATTCTGGATTTGTTTGTGCGTCTATAGATATGGATGGATTAAAGTTTGGATTTTCAATTTGAGATTGATAACCATAATTACCACATATAGCAGTGATAACTCTGCCGACATCCTGATCTGAAATATTTACCGAAAAAACCGCCATCCCTATCTCCTTGCGTCAAAATTAATTATTTTATTTATGTTTAAGCTATAGTCCTGCCGCTTATTTATTTTTAAAGAATGGTCTATTTGCTTATTAATCACTAAGGGAAATTTTAGAACATCTTTATTAAAATGTAAAACTACAAGACCCCCGCCGTATGGATCTGTTCTTACAAAACCATCGTCTGAAATTGGCGCTTCTGAAAAAGAATTAAAACCAAACATAACAACCTCCATGATTATATACACAAAACATTGTACATAACAAAAAAAAGCCGCCCAAAATTGAGCGACTTTCTTTTTTACTGAAGATTTCTTACCTTAGAAGGAGCCAGCCAAGACTCTTCGGTTGTCAAGGACACCAAAGCCGATCTCAGCCCAGCCGTAATAACCCTGACGCTGGAATCTATGGAGAGCTTCGTCTTCGTAGATTTCAACAGTCTTCTTGACAGGCATTACAAAGCTGTCGTTAGCGCCTTGGTCAAGACCGATAACAAGCTCAACGTCCGAGCTAGCAAGCGATCCACCGAGGTCACTAGTGAAGTACTTCTGGTACTCTTGTCCGTCACCGAACTCAAAAACATCGTGAAGGTTTACACCAAACACTCTAGTGAGAGCAGGGCCGTCATCGTTAGCAACGTAGATTTCTCTTCGACTAACTTCATCAAGCTGATCAATACCCCAGTTACGAATATCTTCGATAGCCTCTGGAGAAAGATACAAATCGCTCAAACGACCCGGAGCAGTAACGCTGTTACCACCACCATTACGGCGCATAACAGTTTTCATCAAGCTAACAAGACGCTTGGTGAATTGACCAGCCGCAGCATCGGCATCAAAGACCAAAATGTTACGGTCAACGGCAGATGCCAAGAGCGTGTGCCATCCGTCATCATTGATCTTCTTAACAAACGAAGCTTCAAGAACCTGCATCGCACGACCAACAACATTCCAGTTTGCTTCTCTAGCGTATTTCAGCAAGAAGTCAATTGAACTTGAAATGCCATAAGTGTTAATCATGACGTAATCACTTTCTACGTGACGCTCAGGAATCCGTCCGTTTCCGGGGTTTGTGTAAGCGATATGCTCACCTTCAGTTCCGGGTGCCAAGAGGTCCAATGGAAACTCTGGGCTTGCTCCCGGCTCAAGAGACATGGTTTCGTAAATCGAAGTAACGACATCTCCAAAAAGAACACCCTCTCTAAGTGGTGTTTCAAGAGCTTTAGCGATTTCTCGCTGTGCTTCAACAGCAATAGCTTTATCTGAGTCACCAGATCTTCTTAAAAGACTGATGAACTCTTCTGATGGTCTTTGTTTAATAGACATGTTAAGTATCTCCTTTATGTTTTTATTATAGGTTTGTGTTAGGAAGGTCAATGTAAACCTTAGCGTAACCGTCCTGATCAACACCAGAAAGGAATCTACCAACAACTCTGGTCGAACCATCGGCATCTGTCGCGTCATTTGAAAGATCGCTAGCGGCTAAATTTCCGCTATGAGCCAAGAAAGCCGAATCACCAGCACTTGGGCTAGTACCTTCCAAGCTGTTAGTTACAACATATCCCTTCTGGAGAAGTGTAACCTTTCCACCTTTTTGAACTTCGTCTTTATATTGGTTCAAGTGTTGACGAGTCAAGTCGATATTAACCATATCGTTCAACAAAAGACCAACTGGAACTTTTCCCGAAGGAACAGCAGCATAAGTAACCAAGGCAGCGCCTTGATCCATTGCCGCTCCAGATCCACCAGTACTAAGAGCTACAACACCGCCGCGAGTAGCGGCTTCATTCATGAAGAATGAAATGTCAGTTTGAAGCGTACTTCTATCAGTTTTAAGAGCCATTATGAATCTCCTTTATAGATTACTTGTCTTGTTTAGGCAAAGTTTGTAAAACAGAACCAAGCCACTCACTCGCTACGCTGCGAAGAGATTCTGCTGGGTCTTCTTGTTCGTCTAGTTCCGCAATAGCAACTTCCTCTACCGGTTCTACTTGCTCAAGAGCTTCTTCGCCAGCTTCGGCGGAATCAAATTCCTCTTCTGCTTTAGCGTCTTTCTCTTTTTTCTTCTTTTCAATCGCTTCTTTAAGAGCCGGAGGCATCTTTGCTTCAGCTTCATCTTGTTTTTTGTCTTTTTTGACAGCCTTCCTTTTCATGGTTGTCATAACAGCGACAACCTTATCGAAAGTATCGTCATCTGCGCCTTCAAACTCAGCCAAAGTAGCTTCCGCTTCTTCCGTATCGAAACCAAGCTCTTCAAGCTGGGCTTTACGCTTATCCATAGCTTCTTTCTTTTTCATCTTGCGAAGCTCTTCCATCTTCTCTTTCATATCGTCGCCAGCTTTTGAAATAGCTTCATCTTTTTCTTTGATGGCCTTTTCTTTATCTTTAATCGCTTCTTCTTTGCTTTTAATGGCTTCCGCCTGCTCTGCGATAGTAGCTTCAAGCACTTGAATCTTTGACTCAAATTCTGCTTGTTGCTCTGCGACTACTTTCTCTTTCAAAACTTCATTAGCAGTTTTAGCTTCTGCTAATTCAGTGCGCAAATCGTCAATTTGCTTATCTAGATCTGACATATCATTCTCCTTAGTTGAAGATATAGTTAAAATTTGTGCCTCAGATTCATCGAAAAATCTATTTCCTTCCAATATTACACTACGAGGATTAGCAGGTTTTGAAACTAAGCCTTTACCAGAGAACGATAAGTTTCTCAGAAGTCTGCCAACTCTGTAGTCTTCGTATTTTCCACTTCCACCATAAGATCTTAGGTGTTTAGTAAGAAACGCCGAACTTTCTTCTCTAGGTACGACTCTAGTCCCGCCTTCCTTATCTACTAAAGCATAATCAAAATTAGGAAATAGGCATTCCATAGAAACAAACCATTTGCCTTCTTCGATTTCAGCTAGTATTTTCTGTATTCTTTGTCTTTGGTCTACATCGCTCCATTCTTTATAAATGACAGCAGTAGTTAATATATTAAATTCTGAAGGGGTATCTTGCTCTTCAGCTATGGAGTTGCCAGCAAAATCAACAACACGATTACCAGTTATATGACCTATAATATCTTTTTCATCATGCATGAAATTGAAAGGCTTATCTTCGGGTGTCGTTCTAGCAGCGAATGTTTCTTGAGGATCAAAAACATCATCATTCTTATTCCAGCCAGTACTAACTAGTACAGACTCTAAGTAGAACAAATCTATTTGATCTTTATTTTCAGAAGCCTCAGAAGCGATTAACTTCATAGATTCCTGCTGCTCTGTAGATGGGCTAAAACACTTTGCAACACCACAATAAGCTACGCTATTTGTAGATGACAAAAGGTCGCCTAGACCATCTTCTATTTCTGCTTTGTAAATTTCCATAAAAATACCTCCGAAAACTTATACACAAAATTTTTAAATAATAGAATTTATTGCTAAAAATTTGACATTTCGCCAAACGTAGCGGAGTATATAAATCTCATTTCAGAAGTATTGGGATCTCTTTTGTTACTCTTTACAAAGTCTTGTTTTTTAGCCTGAGATAAATCGTAAAATGCTTGAGATGGCTTACTTTTATTGTCTATTAGCTGTTTTACGATAGATTCATCAATATCCATAAACGGCTGCATTCCGGTAAGTATACAAAGCTTCAGATGCTCTAGCTGGTCAACCTCTGCTTTATTTAAGCTTCTGACATTCTTTTTATCAAAATGCGCCAAAGCTACGGGAGATACTATTTCAGATATCTTTGCCTGAGCTTCCATAGCCCAAAGCGTTTTAGCTGTGGCATCAGAACTTCTTGGTAATACTCTTTTCTCTTTTCTTTTTTGACCATCTTTAGAAAACTTTGGTCTTCCATTTTCATTGACAGGCTCAGTATTTTTGTTATCAACGGCAGGTTTTTTAACTTCTTCCTTTACCTGCTCTTCTATAGAAACAGGGGGAAGTCCTAGACTCTCAAGATATTCTCCATTATCCAGAACATCTTTTGTCATAGCAATTTTAGCTACATCATTCTTGTGCTGGGGATTGTGGTATGGACTAGCTTTTTTAGGAGCGGCGACATCATTAGTCCTTTCTCTTTCTTCCCTTCTAACTCTAACTCTCTCGATACTTGGTATTTCTCTAAATCTCTCAAGAAGCGTTTCCTGAGATATAATATCCCTGTCTGCAAGGTCCATAAGAAGTTTTTTCTGAGCAGCTTCATCAGAAAGCACTATAGAATCAAAGTGTATTTCAGCGGGAAACTTAAAGCCCATAGCCTTTTGTACAAGCTTAATTTCATGTCTCCAGAAATTAGATAGAACTTCTCTTCCGTATTCAAGTCTTTCAATCAATGTCTTTAGAGATACATAATTATTGGTGTATCCACCGCTACTACTAGCGCCTGTCAAGGTTGGAGGAATACCTAAGCCTGCATAGATACTGGTTAAAACAGGCTGATATTTTTCAGCACCTAAGAATCTATATACTTGAGACTGACTTTCGGTGAATTTAAGCTCTGGACCCCAGACTAAATCCATCGTACCGCCACCGACATTACTAGCAAGGATATCTCTTAGCTTGTTAATTGCCGCCTTAGTAGGAATAATTTTATGATCAAGATCACCGACTGTCCAAAGTCTAACATTTGATATAGCACCGTCTAGGGCTGCAATATCTGCAAGTTTCATTTTTTCCAACATGATGATATCATCCAATATGGCATAAATCATCGGATTCGCCCAAAGAAGCCAATCATCCTTTTTGTAGTAATGCATCTGAACATTATCAGGATCTAGAGGTATTTTCCTTTCTCCGTTTTGCAATCTTCTCTGGATATCCGAGGGAAGGGTTTTGAAGATTGTATTTGGGCTATTGTCAGTTTTAACTAAAGCCTCGTAACTATTTTTTGATAGATTAAGAACAAATTCTGGTTTACCTACTATTGCGGAGCCAGTGTTTTTAATATCTACTGCTAAAGGATTTAAAAAATCGTAAGACCAAGGTATCTCTCTTTTGTTAACTTTTAACGTCTCTATCTTCATGTCAGCCGCTATAGAGTTTCTAAGATTTTTTTCTTGTTGTTTATTTATCTTTGCTGTATGCCTTCTACTAACAACATTACCGCACCTATAAAGGTAGTTTAGAAATCTTTCCGATCTATCTACACCACCAACTTCCTGCCACCATTTTCTATAAAACTTTTCAATAGTTTTGTTTGGGTGAACCAAGACAAGACCCTGTGAAGCAAAATCACTCATGAGGTCGATAACATTTCTAATTATGCCAACCTTATCATATGCCTGCATACACTGCTTAATTATTCTTTTCTGGCGATTAGATACAGACTCTCCGGGTCTAAATGCATCATAGTCAGATCTAAGAAAAGAAGATCTTACTGAGCGACTAGGCTCTATATCTACAAAACTCGTCTTTCTAGTGTACGCAGAAGACTTTTGAATACCGTCATAAGCCTGAACATTATCGTTGGTCTGAGAGTATGCCTTCTGCATGTCGCTGGCATTGTCCCAAGTGAGATAAAGTGGCGAATCTTTTGACATTAGTATTAATCCTCATGTAATAGTATTGTTAATATGATTGACAATAAACTATACACAAAT